TATTCCTCCTAAATTATATCCCAGCATTTCCAGCAGCGATGCCGAACTGATGAGTGTTGATTTTTACGAGTATGTCCATAGTAGTTCCAGCCGCAGTGTAGCTCATGTCAGTTTCCGCACTACCTAAAATAGCTAATGGAAAACCTGCATTGCCAGTTGCTGCAGTACTTGAATCTGCTACTAAACCAGACTTATGCGTAATTGCAGAACCAGTTGGACCAGCAACGATTTGACAGTTGTGTCCTACTTCAGCTTCCGTAATTGGAGTTGCTGCTTGGTCTGCTTGAATTTTAAACATAACATCTGGATCATCATAGACATACGCTTTGTATTTTGCTTTTGCAACAGTTCCGCTTGCGATTGATCTCACAAACTTCACGTCGCCTGTAGAGTTGTCCTGATATTCAGCACCCCAGAAAACACCGACAACAGCACCTGGTGATGCTCCTGCCATGTCTGTTACAAGTAAGCCAGCAGATAATGAAACCAAGTCGCCTTCAAAATAGGCAGTTGGTGCAGTTGCTGCAATCTTGTAACCGTTTCCGTCGGTGAAGTTATTAGAACGGACAACACCACCTTTGATGTGTTTTACGGGTGATAGCCCAAATCCAGCCATAATAATTTTCTCCTTTGAAAAAAATTGTTAAAAATTAATGAAGACTAGGATTGGATAAATTCTAATCTTCAAACTTAGTTGTTCTTGGCCCTGAACTATACGTTGTCTTAGACTCGTCAGAGACAGGCATTTGATCAGTAGCAGAATTTTTTAAGTCTTGATTATAAGCTGAAGCCATCTTTCGATTTTGATCATCATAATAAGCATTTCTTTGATCAACTATTTCTTGTGGGACTTTCATTAAAATAAGATCCCCAGATCTAATTGTTCCTTTATGCTTACCAGTTTCCATAACTTCAGGAGCAATAGCTCCTAACTCTTCTGGTTTTACTGGCTCATAACCTTGGCGAATTCTACTATTCACATTTGCGTCATCAGCATTATTTAATAATTCGTGTCTGACCCAACGATAGTGCATTCCCTCTGGTGGTTCTTGACCTACGTCAAGTTTACTCGGAGGTGCCCAAGTTTTTTTACGAGTTGTCGAAGCCCGTGTTTTACGACTACTTTGAGTTGCTTTTGTCATTTATTGTCCTCCCGCCGATTTCTGGCGTTGTTTTTGGCGTGCGTATTCTTTTAAATCCACCCCTAGTCTTTGAGCCATTTCAACTTCTGATTTGCTCAATTTAACTTTGGATGTACCGACGGTTGCACGTGTTCCGCCGACAACTGTTGGAACTTTCTTAGCTACCTTCACATTAAACTTATCTGGGAATTCAGATCTTAGTCTAGCGTCAAGTTCAGCATAATATTCATCTGGATCAAGTTCAGGGTTTATACCATCTTCAATCAATTCCTTATGAATTAATACTGCAGCTTGTGACATAATTCTGTCAGAAGTTTCTGCCCCTCCGAACCATTTATTTCTTTTTTGCCAATCAAGTGCCCTTCTATCAGGTACTCTTTGTGTTGGCTGGTCAGAAGTTTCTTCTTCTTTGGATACGTTGTCAGAAGGTTTTCTAGGTATACGAGATTCTGCTCGTGCCTTATACTGTTTAGCGACAAGGGCCTCGGCTTTAACAGTAGCTAAAGTATCAGTTGCTTTGATTTCCTCTTCAACATTGCCACTTTCTTTAGCAATCTTCAAAGCAGTTAAGGCTTGTTCTTCTCGGCTAGATAGGCCTTCAATATAGTTATTAATTGAATCCAATTCGTTTTGAGCAGATGCTCTAGCGAATTGATCTGTCTTCGCTTGTAAAGAATGTTTCTCTTCCTCTGCGGCTTTGAGTTTTTCTTCTAGTTCCTTTTTTTGTGCGACAAGACGCTTTATCCTTTTTTCAGCTCTCTTGCCGAATACTTTTTTTGAGTCATCTTCAGTTGCTTCAGGTTCTTCAGATTCTTCTTTTATTTCTTCTGGCGTTTCATCAACAGTTTCCTCTTGATCGTTTGCCTCTTTTGTATCTGTTTCCTCTTCTGCTTCTGCAGTTATTGGAGACTCAGTATCACTAGTCTCTTCAGGTTGTTTACCTTCATCTTCAGCCAAATCTATAACTACATCTTCTAGTTCTTCAATTTGTTCTGTTTGCTCATTGTCTATCATATCAGACCTCCTTTGGGTGCGACCCACGTTAAACGCTGTTAATTATTAATATTATACGCTAATTTCTTTACAGTTTCAAGTCTATTTAGCAGAAACTTTATCCTGATCAGGCACTACCGCAATTACTTCATCATCATTGATTATGCAATATTCTTCGTTATCGTATTTAAATTTATGGCCAATATACTTACCAGTAAGTACCCAGTCACCAACCTTACACCAATTTTTTTTATTCTCAGTATAACAGTCAGCACCCATAGCTAACACTTTAGAAACATTAGTTTGTAAAGCTTGGTGATCTTTACTAACGTCAGCTAATATAATGCCCCCTGCTGTTTTTTCCTGTATTTCTCTAGGCTTTAATAGTATTCTAAAACCTGATGGTTCTGGTAAATTCTCATCAATTACTTTCATCATCTTCTCCTGTTGCTCTTAATTGTTTGTGATATTCGTGATGAATCCTACTTTTTATATCTTCTAAAGTTTGATGCACCCCAACCAGATATCTATACTCAGCATAATCTGCTGCTGTTCCTCCAGATATTTGGTCTTTGTTCGTATCGATTGCGTCTTGCAATATTGAATCTAATTTATTTTTTAAACTGTGTATGCTCATTTGATCTCCTGTCAGGGGGCACGTTAATTATTTAATTTTAATTGTCTTAGGTTTCTTCTCCTCTGGTACAATTTTTTCTAATTCAATACCAAGCATACCATTAGTAAACTTAGCATCTTTAACAACTATATCTTCAGCAAGACAGAAACTTCTAGTAAAAGCTCTTTGCGATATGCCTTTGTGTAGCATATCTTTATTATCTTCTTGTTTCTTAGATTTGATTGTTAATGTGTTATCAGCATAGGTAACATCAATATTCTTTTTATCAAAGCCAGCTAATGCTACTTCAATAGAATATGTAAAGTCCCCAGTTCTGTAAATGTTATATGGTGGATAACTCGGCGAGTCCATTTCAATGGATGTGAGTCTGTCCAAAAATGAATCGAAACCTATAGTAAATGGTCTATATGGTTCCCAATCTATTAATGAGTTAGGTAATGATCTAATCATAATTTCCTCCGTTAAGCAAAATTAAATTTCGATCCCTTTCGGCGATCTTAAACTAATTATATACTTATCATAATTCTTTGTCAAGTATTTCAAAATACTTTTCTTGTGATTCATTTAAATCTACCAAATCTTTTACACTATCATCATTCTTGCATAGCTTTTCGTATATAGTTTTATCTGTGCACCATTTTCTTCCTGTCCAAAACTCAAAGCCATCATAATGTAATTTATATAAACTGCTATTCTCGTATGCGTAAGATAAATAGTATTTGCTAAATCCATTATCTAAAGCCCATTTAATCTCATATAAAGTAGCATATGATCCCATTCCTAATTTAGGATCTTCATAATCCCAAGCAAACTGCCCTGTGATTAGGTGTTTGTTATAGGTTATAAGTTCTGTAAAAGCAATAGGATTGTCATTATGATAGTAAACGAAATATCTCCAATCAATAGGGTCATCTCTATAAAACTCCTCACTTTCTTTTTCATTATTCTTTTCATAAAACTTTTTATGTCTTATGTATTTTCTGTATATAGAAGCTAGTGTTTCAGTTAACTCATCAGTTAATTCAGTAAATGTTTTAACCGTGATTTCTTTATTCTTTAATTTATATCTTTTGTTTTTATTAAATTTAAACTTATTTAAATCTAATCTACAACTTCTAGCATTAATCCAAGTCTGACCATCTAGCTTTGTATAGTACCAAGATAAAGGAATCCATCCGTTATCTAAAGCATAATCGTATTCTTCAGGCTCAAACTTTGCAAGTATTAAAGAATATATTAAATCATAATTTGTAAGTTTGCCTGTTATATGATCAAAGAAGATTTTCACTTCTCTCGTTCAAATTGAGTCATATAAGAATCATCTGTCCACGAATCCTCTCTTGTATTCTCAACTGTGTAAAACGTTTGATCTATTAAATATCCAGGATTTTTATCTAATCTTTTTTCCATGTATGCATCATCATACCATATAATTCTATTATTAGGATAAGCAAAGAATGTGCCTTCATCCATTCTAAACATATGAGCACACTTGTGTTCTGGATCTTCTGAAAAGTTTGTATCTAAAAAAGATGACTTATCTTCCCATGCCCAATCAATAGTAAACATATAAGTGCCTTTTCTTTTCTCTCCTTTAAAGTCTACAAGTTCTGCTCTACAATTAGCTAACCTATTTCTTCTTTGTACATTTACATAAGGAGAAAAACAATCCCAATACTGATGAATATTTAAATCATGCTTAGGTGCTTCTTTTTTCCAAACAAAAGAATGTATAGGTCTACGAGTCCAATTAACCCCGTTAGGTAGTAAGCATTCAAATAGTAATGCTCTTCTTTCTAATGAAGCCACACAATGCACGTCACAGAATGTAAATTCTCCGTGCCCCTTTGTATGATCAAAAAGATATTCGTTTCTTATGTAAGCTGAAAAAGGGGGAATGTTGTGATTAAGATAAGCCATTTTGTTCTCCTAGGTTATTCCATTTGTTTAAAATTATTTGATTTCCAGAGGTATTCATTTTTCTTTCTACGTTAAAAAATAAAACTATTCTATCCTTTTCGGTATTATTTGCTGCTGAATGCATGTATGTATCATCAAAGCCGATAAGCTTTTTATCTTCGAATATGTACTTTTTAAAATTTATTTCTATAAAACAGTCAGGACTATTTGGTGTATCTATACCCAATAATCCTCTCAAGTGTCCTTTCCATGGTCCATTATGTAAACCTATTACTGATCCTGGTTTTAAAATAGAAACTAACATAGCTGTCATTTCGCTATACTTATTGTATATTTGTAATGTTTTAGGAAATAGTTTGTAGGATAGATCACTTATGGGACCATGCCATTGTATAAAATATTTATACCATTTATCGTCAACAAAGTCTTCTATAAAATAAGGACTGCCTTTTATAGGATCAATGTGAGACAAACAATCTTCTATTTCTTTTTTAACTGTATCAAAATTATCCATCAACTCTTTTACAGAATCTCTGTTTAATAACTCTTGAGTTACGTCTGCTTCATTACTATCTGCAGAATTTTCTGCAATCCAATTGTTTAATGTTTGTACGTTTGCTTTAGTAAATGTATTCATTTGGTAATTGATTAGTTGTGCTCCAAACAGGTTCTAGTTTTGTATTTCCAAGATAAGGCAAATTAATAGATACGTCTTCATCTATTTTAATATCTTCATACCATACCATATCTGCACCCTCAGATAACAATCGGTTTCTTTCAGGTACCCACATGTTATCATAAAGCATATTTAAATTTTCTTTTGCATTGTTATATTCTTCCGCATTAAAATCAAACTCTTGTTTTAAAGCACCATGAAAATGGTTATGTTTTTTAGACATGTAAGTACTATATAGCCATGCTTCTTTATCTTTTCTATCTATTATAATATACTTATCTGCACCATGCAAAGGTTGAAAACAATGCAGGTATTGATATTTAAAAATAACATTTTCAATATCAGGTAAAGTAGGACGTATTACCTCATATATTAAACTGTAGCCAGGTAATCGATTATGTAAATACCCTAATAATAGAGTACTCCCACATCTGCCTGGGTTAACTATACATATTTTCATTGATCACCACTTAACTTTATCAGCCCAATAAGCTGCAGACATCTTACCCTTCTTTATATTTTTACCATGTCTTGCTTTGAATGATTTACGTTTTGCTTTCATTCTAGCTGATTCTCCTGCTTTTGGTTTACCTGCAGTTCCTGATACTGTTCCAACTTTCTTTCCCTGCTGGCCAAACCTAATAGTTTTAATTTTATCTCCTTCTTTAGCCACAACTATGTGAGACTTTTTTGGATGATTAGGAGTTCTCTTTGGTTTATTAAAACCAGATACTCCTGCTCTAGCCAATCTTGAATCTTTTTTGCTCATCTATATCTCCTTGTTTTCTTCGCAATATTCTTTGGTTGTTTAACATGTTGCTTACCTTTTCTTGTGCCCTTCCTTTTTGCTCTAGTGGTTGCAGCATACTCAGCAGGACTTAAAGCTTTTATAGCAGCTTCAGGTAAATATCTCTCTCCTGTCTTAGAAGATTTCTTTCCAGACTTAGTTCTCCATTTCTGTTTAGTCCAGTTCTTAAGACTTTGTTGACTTTTTTTTATTGCCATGTTTTTTCCTTAAAGTTTCTTTAGCTTTCTTAGCTATCGAAGCTTGTTTTGTTTTCCCTGCAACTTTACTTCGTTGCTCCATAACTGTAAGTATTTGTATCTTACGAGCGTATGGTTTGTTAATTCTTTTTACTTTAGCAGCCGTTGCTCTTGCGTCTGCAGGTGTAGCGTATTTAATTCTAACTGTATCTTTAGGATTCTCATCTGTATACAGTCTACGGTCAGATCCTTTTGGTTTTTTACCTGTTCCTACTTTTGGATCTTTTGCCATTTTTTAAAACGCCTTTTAAAGTTTTAGCTTGAGCCGCATGCGACTTTGATGCTTTAGTCAAACCTTTTATTACTTTTTTTATTTTTTTTATTTTGTTTTTCATCTAATAATCTTCTTATTGGAAAATTTTTATATGTAGAAGTTATCCATTCATTATTTATTCTGACTGGCTTTACCCTTCTACTTGCCATTATTTATATCCGCCACCCTTAGCTTTATATTGTTTAGCTAACATCTGTGCTTTACGAGCTGACCACTGTCCTGGTTTGCCGCCTTTGCTTCCAGCTTTTATTCTGTTAAACAAAGATTTTCTCATTCCTGGTTTAGTATAGTTACCAGCTTCGTTAACTCTAGATTTACTTTTTGGTTTTCTTTTTGTAGTCATTCCAGTTTGTCCTCTTGTTATCATTCTATAATTTTTTTAATTTTTAATCTGCCCATGTCTTCGTATAGAGATGCCGTAACCTCCTTACATTGCATGTATATACCTTCTTGTTTTTCTCCTATATTTCTAGAAATAATACGTTTCTGCTTGAGACAGTCGCTAAGTCCCTCAGTCGGCACCATCTCAATTGTCGAACCGTTCTGTATCATCAGTATTGCAAATACAACTTTAATGGTTTCCATTTTGTTTTGACTCCAAGTCTATTAATCTTTCTTCGTGAAACTGTATTACCATATCATTCTTTAGTATCATAGGTATCTCTGCTTCCATTTGTTCTTTTAACTTATCTACGTTTTCGCCAAGATACTCAACCAACATGTAAAGCTCTTGGACTTGTGGACTGACCATGCCTCCTTTAGGGACAGAATCTATAAAAGTATTTGCAGCTTCTAAATCTTTAGACATCAATCTTATGTCTGACTCTATAGTATTAAGCCGCTCAATGACTCCAAACCCGAACCAAGCACCCACAAGACAAGCGCCAATAATGCTAATAAGATTACGTGCTGGCATTGAAATAGAGGTGTTTTCACTTACATCTAACCTTTTCATACTTCCTCTAGTTGTTCATTTTGACAATAAAAAGCCCATGTCTTTAAAGGCTGTCCATTGTAACTACCTTTTTCTTCTACTAGTTCCATTACTAGTTCTGCTTTATTCCAAAAAACAAAGTCTAAACATTCTGATCTTTTATCAAATGACTTTAACATATAATCAGTTTGTATTGGTTTGTCTATATCTTGATACCATAGCATAGCAGTTATTAACCAAATCATAAATCTCCATCAGTCTTTAACATAACTTTGCTTGCTCCTGTTTTTGCAGCAACATCCATAGCTTTTTCTGTTAGTCTTAATTTACGATCGTCGTCTTTGTTTTCATCATCAATAATCATTTCAGCTTCTTTAAGAGCTAACTTATCTTCTTCAATTTTTAAATCATTCATCATTTTCTGTGCACGTAGTGCAAGATCTTTTTCTTGTATTTCAATATGAGGATCTTTTTGTTCACCCTCTAAAATTTTCATCTTAGCTTCATTTAATTGTAATACAGAATCAGAAGCATTTGCTGCAACTAAAGCTAGTTCATTTTCTAACTCAGGTGGCAATTGTTGTTGTGCCATTACCATTTGTTGCAGACGAGCATCTGGAATCATTTGAGCCATTTCTTGTCTATACTTAAGAGCTAAATGATCTTGAATGTGTGACATTAATATTTGTTGTACTTGTGGATTAGATTTATACATTGGGTTTTGTAAGAACGTTCCATGAGTTATTATATGTGCATCATGATTCTGATCAGGCCTAGCTTGTAGTGCCCCTCCTTTTAAAGCAACCATGTTCTCTGTAACAGGATCACCACTAAAAGGTTGTTGTGATTGTTTCATGTATGACTGTGGATTTTCTACACCCATAGCTGCAAACAACTCTTGTGATATAAGTTGCATGTTATACATGTTAGGATTTTGTTTTGCTAGTTCCATAATAGCATTTAACTTAGCAAGTCTATGTGCTTCAGTTGGCATATTAGGATCAGATACAGGTATTACATCAATACTCTTTAAATCAAAATCCACTCTTAAAACTTGTTGTGCACCACCTGCTACTTCATATGGATAAACATCTGGAAGATATTCATGATCTAATCTAGCAAGGATTCTTAAATCTTTTGTTTGTGACTCATGCATTCTTTTATGTACAGCTGCAAACAGTTTACTAGATTGTTCTAGTAATGCAAGTGTAGTACCAACTGGACCATAGTTGCTTCCTGATTCTGCGATGTTATCAGTTGCATCTGCAAATTGTTGAGCAGCATTTGTCACATACTGCATAAGATTATACAATGTAGAAGAAGGTTCTTTAAACGGTAAAGGTTGTAAAGCTTTTGTTAAATCACCTGCGGGTGCGTTAACTTCTCTAAACTCACCAGGGGCAATCGGCTCATCTGGAGCTAAGACACGCAAACCGTGCGCTTTAAAGCCCCCTGGTAAATTAGCAAAAGTACCAGCATCTACTAGCTGGCGTAGTGAAGAAGTAGCCGTTTTTGTTAGGCCACCAATAAGGTGTAGATAACCATAGCCATAAAAGCCAAGACCAGGTATCATAGTGTAGTGTGTAAAATATTGTTTCTTTCTTTGTAAAGGATCTTGTTGATTCCAGTTTCTTCTAATAGAAAATATTTTTTGATCTGTTGTCATGTAAACAACGTATGGTAATTTAATGCCATCTGGATTTTCAAAACCAGGTAGATCTATGTCTACATGCATTTCTAAAATTTCTACTCTGTCTAAATTTTGTGATGGCTTTCTTAAACCTACAGCTTCATCAGCTGTTTGCTGTGCATCACTTTCTTCAATAGATTGATCTTCTATATAATCTATATCTGCAAATACTCCAGCAACTTGTAACTTTTTAATTTGATTAGTCGACATAGAATACTTGTGTGTAAATCTTTCAGCAGTCTCTAAATTAGATGCATAGTAGTCTACATAAAAATCTTCAGCTTTAACATACTGAGTCATTGGTCTGTTAAGTGTTACATCCCAATAAGTTTTTTTAAATGCAGATCCATATAAAGCTACATGGAATAACAAACGATCTAACTCAGGACCATACTCTGGCATTTGAATTTGTGTTTGCCAGTTCATAAAATTTCTAATACGATTTGCTTGTTGTAGTTTCGCTTCTGTTTGTACTCCCATTATTCTAGTACGAACAGGACCTTCTGTAGGATTTAATTCTTTGAATGCTTTTGCTTGAAACTTAACAACTGCTTGAGCTAATACAGGATGAGTTACACCACAGGCTCCTGGAAAAGGTTCAGAACTTTCTTCGTACTGTAGACCTAATAAATTTACGCCGTCTTCTGCAATACTATCATACTCTTCTCTGGATTCTTTATCAACTGTATAGCCTTCGTAAAGTTCTAAAGCTGTATCGACAATATCCGATTCTTCCATAAACTCTACTAGGTTGGCATCAAAATCTGTCATAGGATCTTGCTGCATTTCTTCGTCTAGCATGCCCATAGCTTCGGCTTCCATCAAAGCTTGATTGTCAGGTAAAGTAACTTCTACATTACCTGATTCATCTACGTTAATATTTTCATCATCTGTTGCTATCTTTACTGGATCTTCAAAATCTCCTGGTAAAGATGGTGTCATTACTTTTTCAATAGCCATGTACTTTTCCTAAATCTCCTGCATTAATAATAAGCTCGGTGTTCTCTATTATAAACTCGTTTTTCGGCTTTGTCAAGCCACGTATCGTCACCATGAGTAAGATATCCGCCGTTACGAACCCACAATAAAGCTTGTGTTAGTGTATCCATATAGTCATCATGAGTAGAAGTTGGAAAAGCTCTGGACTCTTCCATAACTTCCTTTGCCCAAACCTTATTAAAGGGGGCATGAATTCTGCCGTTATGAAATAAAGAAGTAATCGCATAAGCTCTAGCTACTTTATCTCTGTCAGGTTGATATTCAAATATAG